TGTTACATGTGGGTAAATATACTCAAATAAGTGACAGTTTCCATGCTTATACTGATGTATTTGAGGACATGCATGCTAAATTAGAAGCAGAGGATGCTTTTGATTACTACACTATGAAAGAAAGTATTAACCCATACGAAAATAAATCTATTAATCCTTATCCTATGATGTCTGTAGATTCTTTTACATGGGATACAGATTTAGTTAATTTTTTAGACCGTAAACCTTTTCAAGAAATGGAATTTACGGATGATTTTTTTACCGACGTAGCCTGCCCACTGCAGGATGCTTGGTACT